TAAACAATAAAAACATACCGTAATAATCAAATAAAACAGATATTACGAGTATTATTTTAATTACATTCCTCTCCCTCTTGATTTTGCTCTTTCAGCGCAGCTTCGATTTTCGCAGTGTTCTCATTTTTGGCTTTCCACGAGTAGAAACCTATCGCGATGCCAGTGGGCGCGCCGATGTAGCCGAACAGCGCAATCAGAGCCTGTATCGCCCATTCGGGGTATTCCATCAGGATTTTGTTCACCGCGTAAACCGCGAAACCAAGCCCTACAAAATATGTCAGCATTACTGCTGACATTATAATTTTCGAAAACTCGAACCTTTTAGCCCTTTTCGCTTTTTTATCAGCCATTTTCATCACTTTTTCTCCCTGCCGATTTGTGCGCGATGGCGTGAATGACTTCGTTGAGCTTATGTGAAACCGTCATTTTGCACTTACGGCACAGCTTCACCACGCGTTTCATGCCCTCCAAACCACTGATGTGACCCTGCGGCATATGAAGCACCGGAAACGCTTCCGATTCCTCGCACGCGTCGCACCCGTGACCTGCCATCACTTCCGATATCTGCGCGAACATCGAATCTTTGCACTTGCCGCACAGTTTCATCTTGAAATTAATGCTCTCTATACCCCCGTGAATATCACTCCGCCGCTCCACATGAACCATCGCCACCGCTTCCGCTTTTTCGCACGAGTCGCATGTGTGGTCAGCTTCCTCGCTTAACGTCATTACCCGTATCATATATTTTCCTCCCAACAAATTAAAATCAAATTATCAGATAATTTATACTCTTTGTCGCTTCCTTGATTAAAAACTCCTGTATTTCATGCGAAATATCTTTCAGCGCCGCCGCATGATTGCCCTCCGACAGATGAATCAGCGCCTGCTGCTGTGATTTTAGCAGGAGGATAAGAAAACGCTGCTGATTCTGCGTCGCTTCTGTAATCGCTTTTATCTTTTTGTTGTCGCTGTCGAGTTTCGCATCGATTTCCACAAATTTTTTATTTGTCTTATCGCTGTCAACGTGTTTTACGATTTCCTCGACTTTATCAAGCCTTTCGATAGTATCGTCCCATTTGCTGTGATAAAACTTATCCCATTTATCATTTATCTCCTTTTTGACTTCCTCAATCGGCGACGATTTTTTCCAGTTGCGGTAAGTGATAACCGCGGCTAAAATAATGCTGACAAATCCAACGTACCCCGATAATTCTGATAACCATTCTGGCATTTCATATCCTCCTTTATTAAAATAATGAATACTGCGGCTGTTGCTCTCCGTATAGCTTCCACCGCAGAAAATCCCACAGCCATATACCCACAGCCGCTAACGGAAACCAGTATAGACTGTATAGCAGGCTAATCTGCCCGAACAGGTTCAGCGGCAAATCGCTGTAGTCCCATACCCCCAGCCCAAGCCAAATATTAATAATCAGCCCCGCGAAAAACTCGACCGTCGTGATGATACCCGCGCCGATGAGAGCTTGCCACACAAGTCCCATCGACCACGGCAAAAATATATTTATCCTGCCGAGCAGCAGAAAGCAAATGCCCCCGACTGCGAACATTGACGGGTGACTGTACCCTCTGTAGGTTAGTTCCACGCAGTAATATACAAATCCACCCCACAGCCACATGGTCATCGTGCAAATGAAAATCCGCACTATATTATTTATATCACTCACCATCATCACCGCCGAAAGTCAGTAGGTCGCTGTAGTCAATCGTGATTTCGTCGAGCTTTTCACTGGTGTCTGCATTGTGTATGGCGTATTTGATTTCGTCCTGACGTTTCAGCACAAGCTCTTTCCATTCGGCAAACTCTCCGGCAAGCCCAAGAATCAGCGAAAAATGCCAATCGTCGTCATGCACTAATTGTTTAGCATTGCTCCATGAATAATACACACGTATATCTTCGGGCTTCATTTCGCCGGACATAACAGCAATATTTTGTGTATTAATCAATCCAACCATACCGGCTAAGTTTTCCCGGTCATCGCTGTTCATGCGGTACGACTGTAAGCCGTCGCCTTTGACGGCGGACTTGAATTCGGTTTCGAGTATTGAACGGCATAATTCCGAATTTTCTGTAAGCTTAATTTGCTTAAACATTTCAAAATCCGGCGTAAGCGGCTGTTGTGGCTGCTCAACCCGCGTCACTGTCGCCGCCGCGAAATCACCCTGCATGAGGGGTTCGCCGTCGCCGCTCAGCAGCGTGTAGTATGCGTGGCCGAACAGGATACCCTGCGCTTCCGATTCGCGTATCGTCGTGACGGGCAGTCCGACTGCCTTGCCCAGTGCTGTCAGCTGTCGCACCCAGTGCGGACTGGCTGCGTAGTGGCTTGCTTCCCCTATTTTTATCTCGTACATAAAAATCGCTCCTCTCTTTTTAACATTGAATAAAACGAATAATATTATAAGAAGGGTCGTGTGAAGCTGCGTTAGAGATTGATCTCGCATTATTCCCAAATCTATTAACTATAAGTGTACCACTACCACTACGACTAACAGTGGTAGGAATACCTATAAGATTCTCAACTCGTGGAATTAGACCTACACTATACGCAACCCATGTAATTCCATGAGTTGCAATTGTTACACCAGCCCCTATCGGAGATGTTCTTTCGATTAAAATTATACCGCTTGCGCTGTTTAATCCCTCAATAGCTGTTGCGCTTCCCTCAACTCTTGTACGGTATGTTTCATTTTCTGCGATTGATGCTAAAGCTATGCGGTTGTTCGCAGGGGTAGAGCCTATCATACGCATGCTTTCTCGTGATATAGTTATATCGTTCATCGTATCAGAATGCGCGAATATAATGCCCCAAGACGTTTGATGCGTAATTAATATCGGGAACGCCACGGGGTGGATAATAACTGCGGCTCTTACAGTGGTAATACCTATGAGCGTATTAATCATAGTAGTATTATTCGCAACAACTACCATAGCAACAGGACTATCAAGCATATCATTCACAGCCGTGCTATTAGCGAACAGCGCAGCCCTCGCGTTCGCGTGACCCAATGCCTGCCCCATGATGACCGCGCTGCCGAACACCATCGCACGCATCGTCGGCATCGCGAACACAGCGTCCATCAACGCCCTGTCCGTGACTATCGTGCCCCAGTCGCTCTCCGGGCCTAACCCAAGCTGTAGCATCGCGATCACGTTCAACGCTCTCGGCCCGTACCCCGCTCCCTCTAAGATCCCCACTAGCGCCGCTCCATGCGCGCCGCCCCACGAGTACACTACCACCGGCAGGTACCCTTGGTCTATTTTCTCCTCCGCCCAGCTCTCTACATATATGTGCTGGCGCAGGTACGTCAGCCCAAGCTCCCCACGCAGCAGATTCTGCCAGAATCCTAGGCCCATATCATGTTCTAATATTGCACTCATTTTCCTCTCTCCTTTATCGTTTTTTATCTGAATGCGATGTATACACCATCTGATATATTACCTACGGGTACATAAATAAACCCATTGTCTGTTATTGTAATGCCGCCTCTAGCGAATTGATTACTTAAACCTTCCGTGTCTATATTCATTCCACCAGATGCCGATCCCGGACTAAAAAAGAATCTCCCGCTAACATTGGACGCTATAACTGCTTTTGGTCTAAACCCTAATATAACTGTTTGTGATGTACCGATCGCTGAAAATACTCCAACAACAACGCCGCTCTCCTCCGCCGCGCTCCGCCCCATCACCTGCGACAGCACCAACGCTTCCCCGCTCAGCGCAGACTTCTCCGCCCGGCTGTAGTTCAGCTCGCTGAACCCCGCTACGCCAGAGCGCGCAAGACCGTGCGCACTCAGACCGATTGAGCCGCTGTGACCGCTTAAAGTTGTTTCAATATAACCTAAAGCATTATCAAGTTCATCAAGTAAGTCCTGCGTATTGTTACGCATTTGCAACAGGCGTTGGGCAAGTGTGTCAGGCGCGATTGCTTTATTGCTCACTTCACCCGCGTTCACTTCGTCCTGCGACGCGTACTCTATCGGCAGAACCTCAATCTTCACCTCACTCGCGTTGCCGTGTTCTATACTGAAGACAGGGCGAAACGTCCGAGGACGCTCGCTGAACGCAGGCATGGGCATCGGCTTGGCGGGCTGTATGAACCTGTAGGGTATCTCTCCCGCGTCAGGGTCAAGCGCGAAAAACCATATACGCGCAATGCTGTAGCCCTCCGCGAGCGGCGGTACGGGCGGCTCTGCGTTAGGGTCACCTCTGTTCGTCAGTTCTGCTTTTATGATTGTGCGCTCTCCGGCTTCTGCCGCGCTTGTGATTGCGTAGGTCTGCTTGACCGCAATCTCCGTAGCGGTCAGCGTCAGGGGGTCGCCGTTCGCGTCCGCACTCGTCACGATGCGCGTGATGTCAAGCGGCAATTCACCTTTGCCTGCCTCGATTTTCGCTTTCAGTGCCTGACCTGCTACCGTCAGGCTCAAGTCTTTATACTGCATTTACGATTCACTCCTTTTCTCCGGAAGACTTAATCCTCCGATTCGTATGTTTCCTCTATTTCTTCTATCATCACCCCGACGCTGTAATCTGCGATGCTGTACTCTGCCGTGATTAAACTTCGCAATTCAAACGCCAGATGCGCCGGAAGCCTCCGCAGTAACGCGTCGGTTATATCAGAGTAAGATAAATTTTCAATATCTGTTATATCTACAGTAATAATCACATAGCTTGCCTCAGCGTCAGACATCGGCACAAATTCGACGTCGGTATTCATGTTCTCCGAAAAAACCGATACTATCTCACGTATTTCGTGCTGCCCGATACGCCCGCCGCCAATAAAAAATGATTTAATCACCCGCCGACGTTCGTCAAGTGTTCTCTGGCCGTCATACCTAATCCTAAGAAACCGTTCAAGTTCAGAAATCGTCCGCGCGTCCGCGTAGTCTATGAAATTGTTATCGACCGCTTGTGTTATATCTCCTTGAAGCTCATCAAACTGTTTGCCGTAGATTTTCAGCAGCACATTCATGTCTAAGATTTCGAGATACCAGACAGGATACCATGTTTTTATCTCATCATAATTGCTTGCATGCGCATTATCATATAACAACATTTACGCTAACCTCCCCGAGTACGGCTATCGCCCGTTTCATGACTGCCACGTTCGCCGTTTCCCCGTTAATCATCAGGTTGGCATAGTCAACCAAGCCCGGCAGAGCGTACAGAATCGAGCTTACCGCCGACATTCGTATCACTACGTCCTGTGTATCCGGCGTAGATAAATTTAGTTCCCTGATATGCTTGTCAAGCGTAGCTCTCGTTTCCGCCTTTATTTCTTCCTCACCTACGTTCGCCTGTATATCAGCGTCAAAAGATATATTTATAGAAACAACCGCCGGAGTTACCGCCGCGAAGTGTGCGCCGATGTTTGCCACGCCATCGCCAAGCCCGTCGCCTACAGGTATAACCTCGCCGCCGACTTCAACAGTATGCCCGAGCGTTATAGGGTCAATATACTCCTGCACACGGTCAACGACAGCTTGTGAAGCCGGCAATCCCTCTGTGTTGATGAGTACAGCCATGACGGTATTAGCCCCGGCGAACAGCGGAATAATGCGAGCGCGTCCAACGCCCGGCACAGATTCGCACCACGTCTTGTAGTGCTGCCGGTTGCCGTT